GATTTGTTCTAATAAAATAATCAGGATACTGTGTTTCGTATGCCTCACGCATATCTGCTGCTACATAAACTGTTGCATACTTAAATATACCTTCGTATGCTTTTTTAAAAAACTGTGCATTTATATTAAGTGTAAATAATAATGCTAATAATAAATATTTTTTCATAACTAAAATCTATCTTCTAAAAGTTTGTCAATTTGTTTTTGAAATTCTACCTCGTAATCTTCTGGTAGTCTTAATGTAATTCCTGCTTCTACTCTATATATCTCTTTGCCATTATTGTATAAAATAATAGTAGGCAAAAACTCTATACCTTCATCTGCAAAGTATTCTTCGTGTTTACTGTTTTCAAAGTCAAATGTATGCGTGTTGTGTTCTTTATATTCTTTTAGGCTAACATCTTCTACGAACGATGCTTTAAATAAAACAACACTAATATTATCTTTATAATATTGACTACTGACAGTTGAAACAAATAGGACAGTTAACAGGACACATATTTTAATTTTTAAGTTCATATACTCTTTCTTCTATTTTCTCAACAGTTTCTTTGATCTCCTTTACATCTTCTTGTATGTTCTCGACTTGTTGTTGAGTTAAATCTATTTGAGAACGTATGAGCTTGTCTTTAAATTCTGCTTCCTTTTCTGACACTACAGGTTTTGGTAGTTCCTTTGCTTCTGCAATATCTGACTGCATTACAAAGTACATTGATGCAAGTGATATAGCACCACCTACAATAATACCTATTGTTTTTAAATCTAATTTTACCTGTGTATTTTCATTAATTGTCTTGCTCATTTTTCTCTACTTCTTGAATAGAGCCATCTGCAAGATTGATATTTACTTTGCCATATTTATCCTCTAGCTTTTGCATTTTCTTACTAAAGTCTTTTTTGCATTGATCTATCTTTTGTATAGAATCTGCAATTTTAGCATCCGAAATAAGTTTGTTGTAGTGTGCTTTGCCCACCTCAACATAATATCTTGTTTCATCATTTAACAATTCTTGTATGTACTCTAATTCTGATTTTTCTAATTTCATAATATATTTTTTTACAAATATATAAATTTTACCACTCTGGTTTTAACATAACATCTACTGGTGCTTCTTTTAATGCAATCTGATCTGATAGACTTTTTTGCATTTTAGCAACATCTAGTTTTGCTTCCAACCAACCAATCACATCACTCTTTTTTAAATCTTTGTATTCAATAAAAGAATCTGCGTTGTACTCTACGTGGTCTGATCCAATCACATTTGCCTTGTGATCTCCCTTGTTTGCATTGTAAGACCAATGTATAGCGTATATAACATTGTCTTTACTATCGTGGTTAATCTTGGCATCGAAGCCATTTATAACCCAACTATAACTTATTTTACTTTTTCCCATTTTTATTTAATTTAATTTATTATCCTGCTGATATTTTTAAAGTTCCACTATCATTATACAATTGACCTGCATTTGCAGGATCAGATGTCGGTAAATTCGACATTATTACCTTTTGCGTTAATATTTTTGTTGATACTTCACTACCATCTAGTCTAAAATATTCTGTTGTTGAACCAGAACCATCATCTGACTTAAATATAATGTCTTTGTCATTTGCACCATTTTGAATCGTTAAATCTCCTGTTGTGTTTTCTAAATGTGTATCTGTTCCATCGTGAAACATAGCAAAATCTCCACTATTACCTGCTTTAAAAGCAACACCATCATTTGTTCTTATTTCTCTACTTGCAATAGTTCTTGCATCTGAGCCATCAAGTCTTAAATATTCTGTCGTTCCGCCCCCACCATTATCAGACTTAAATATAATATCCTTATCATCTGCTTGGTTTTCTATTATAAGATGACTTGTTACATTTTGCACATAAGTATCAGAGCCATCGTGGCTAATTTTAAAATCATCAGCATCACCAAAAGTTGCTTGAACATTGTCTAAAAATCTTGCTTTTCTTGAAAAGACATTAATTGCTTCTCCACCATCTAACCTAAAATAAGTTGTAATTCCGCCCGATCCATCATCGCCTCTAAATAGAATATCTTTATCATCTGCTTGTTGTTGTATTTGTAGGTCACCTGTGAAATTTTGTATAAAACTGTCTGTACCAGAATGTGTCAATCTTAAATCTGCTCCACTACTACCTATGTCTAACTGTTTACTATCTGCTAAATTTATATTTTCAGAAAATACTGTTTTTGTTCCACTACCATCTAATCTAAAATATTCAGTAGTTCCTCCGCTGCCATCGTCTGAAAAGAATGCAATATCTTTATCATTTGCAAAATTTGTAATAAATAAATCCCCTACACTAACTTCTATATGATTGCTTGTACCATTGTGAAATATTTGTAAATCCTCGCCAGTACCTAGTTTTATTCTTTTACTATCTGGTAAGGTTATATTTTCTAGTGCCTTAATAGCAGTTGTACCATCAAGTTGTAAAACATTGTTACCACCACCTGCATCAAATATTAAATCATTATAAACTATTGTTGTAACACCTGCATTGTGGTTAAATGAGACCTCACTTGAGTCATCAGCATCTAGTAAAGTTAATGTTGCTGTATGTGTTGATGTTATTCTAGCACCTGTGTTTGTAGTCGCAAATTTTTCGCTACCATTGTGATATAGTTCTACCTCTGCATTTGCTCTTGCTATAATTGCATCTTCTGTTGCATTTGCTTTAATAAATATATCCGATCCTCTAATAAATAGACTGCCTGTGCCAACCTCATCTATGTATGAATTTGATCCATCGTGATATATTTCTAGGTCTCCTGAACTACCAAACTCTGCTTTTACATTATCCTCGTGTCTTGCAGCTTTAAAGAAAAATGTTTTTTCAACACTACCATCAATTTGTATATATCTTGTAGTACCACCACTTCCATCATCGCAATTAAATTTTATTACACCATCATCTAATTTTTGTGATATATTAAATATTCCTGTGCTATTTTCTATAAAAGAATTTGATCCATCGTGATATATTTCTAGGTCCGAAGAATTTCCTAGCAGTATCTTTTTACTATCTGCTAAACTTACATTACCTGCAAAGGTTGCATTAGCATCGTTTGCAATAGTAAGTGCATCAGTACCATCATTTAGTTCTATTATCAATGTATTTAAAGCAGAGCCACCGTTTCTGATTGTAAATTTTTTATCATCATTTGCGTTAAATAGATTTATTTCTCCATTGTTTGGCAAAGATAATAGTCCAGTTGCACTCGTACTGCCTAAAGTTAAGTTGTTTAATATAGTTGCACCTGTGCTAGTTGTTTCTAATTTTTTTACATCGTTATGGTACAATTCAACTGATCCTGCATTTGTTGCTATAATGTAATCATCAGTTCCAAAATTACCTAATCTTAGATTATTGGCTTCTATATTTAGAATACCTGTCGCATTTTCTATATGCGAATTTGATGCATCGTGCCTAATGACTAAATCATTACCAGTACCTAACCTAAGAAGTGCATCATCTATAAAGTCAATTCCACTACTTGTATTGTTGACTGATATTTTTGTTGCACCTGTTGTGTTGCCAATTGCCAAGACTTCAGCAAGTGTATCAACCGAGTCTACTGCTGCATCTACATAAGCAGTTGTAGCAATTTTTGTAGAATTATCGTTTTGACTTTGAGTTGTTGCAATTGCACCATCTGCCAAAGTTACAACACCACTTGTTGCAGAGATTGTATTTGCATCAATGTTTATATTATCAACTTGTAAATCTCCTGTAACTAAAACGTTTCCTGTAACATCTAGTTCTTTGCCTGATGCAGGACTGCCACCAATACCAACACCTGCCGTAGATAAAAACATAATACTGTTGTTACCATCGCCATCAGTTATTTGTTGGGCAGTAGATGTTAAGACTGTATTAGCACTTGTCTTTAAGAGCCCTACATACGTTACTGATATTTGTGTATTTGTTAATGTTGCCATTGACTTTTAAATATGTTATTAATTTTTCAATATTTTTTTTCTTTACCTTATACTTCATAATACCCAACCATTGAAAAGAGCATCTTTATCAGGATGTATATCATCATTAGTGTTGCTTGTATATTCTGGAAACAAACTCTGATTAAAACTCATATAATCAATAAATCTTCTTGTATAGTATTCTGCTATATCTCTATGTTTTTCTACTAGGTAATCTACTTCTTCTTTGCTTACACTTTCTGCATTTTCTGAAACGTGCTTGCTGATACCACCATTTTTTATTTGATATGCTGCAAAAGGCAAATAGTCCACCATTGCAAAATGGATCAGCATAGGTTGTATAAAATCATTGACTAGATTTAAATAATTACCTGCCAAACTACCTGCAATAATATCGGAACTTATTTTGTTGTATAGATCAGTACCTAAATAGTTTCTAATGTGTATTTGCTGTGCGATCTTAACAAATCCAATAAACTTATCGACATCAACATTGCCATCAATGATTGAGTTTCTTTTTAGGTCTATTGGTTTTATAAATAATGCTACTGCCATCCCTTAATTTTTAAATCCCATTTTATTCCAATATGCTGCCGTAAATCCTTTGTTGGGCATATTACGAGGTGCTATTGATACTTTCTTTGCATTTTTCTCTGGTCTAAAACCTTTCTTTATCGCACTTGTTGTACTAACCACATCACCTAAAGATTTGTTGCCTTCTTTTCTTGCATATATTCTTCTAGTCCATCTGTGATTGCATCTTGCACCACCTTTATAAAGCCATATAGAATATGTGCTTGCACCACTCTTACCGAATCCTGCATTAACAACTTTGTTATCCATTGCCTTTATATCCTCTTTACGATAAACTTTCTTTGCGTTCATCATTTTGATACAAAATTCTCTTGACCTGCCTTTTCTTGTTTTGTAAGCACCACTATATGGTGTGTACATATATCTTACTAAATAGATGACATCTTCTTGTCCTTTCTTTTTGGACTTGCCATCTTGCTTACTATCTCTGTATGGTTTTGCACTTCCCGTGTTTGCGAGTTCTGTCTTTTCGTTCAGTTCAGCAATCTTTTGGTCTAGTTCGTTTTCTGTTTCGTAATCTACCTCAAACTCATCTATTACATCGTATTTTTCTAACAACTCGTTCTCATCTTCTCCCAGATCTATCAAAGCATCTGCAACATCATTGTCTATGTATTTGTCTAAATCACTTCCTAAACTAACGCAGCAAGGCTCCTCGCTTAATTTAACGCCTGTTTCTTCCTCTTTCGTTTCTTCATCTTCTACATTGCTCAAGTCTGTAAATTCAAGTGGTTGTAGCGTCTTAAAATAAAGATTGAGTGAAATCTTGTTATATGCCAATATTTTGTCAAAACAGTCTATCAATAAATGTTGAAAAGGTCTGATAACTGTATTGTCTAGTAATATAGATGCAGTCTTTAATTCATCTGCGTTGTTACCTAGTCCTGACTGGTCTTTGATACCAATAAGCATAGGAGATACAATACGATGTGCTACCATAATCTTTCTTGTGCTTTCTTCACTCAAGAACTGATATTGTTGGTGTGCATCTGATAATTGAACAGGATCAATACTTGCTGCCGTGTCTGCATTGTCATTGAAAGCTAAAATAAATTTACCTGCATTACTACTACCAGAAAACTTTTGTGATATTCTTTGTTCAATGAGTTCTCTTTCTTCTTCGTTTGGCACACCATTGTTAAAGTTAATCAACATACTTGGAGACATACCATTCATAATATTATTCAAATGGAAATTACCTACTTCTTCTTCTAATTCTGCGTATTGTAAACCACCCTGATAATCTACAGGACTATAATAATGATACCCTGCTCTATAAGGTTTGACATACAATATTTCTATTGATTCGTTACTCTTACCAAAGGCAGGTATTCTTTTTAGTTTGCTTTGTGGTTTGTATTCTGCCCAATCGTGAAAATAATAATAAGCATTTATTTCTCCATCCTCTCCAGACTTTTCTGCTCGTAATGTCTCAACTGGAAAATGCTCTATTTGTGCGATTGTCTTTCTGTCTTTTGAATAGATGATTTGTATTGAGCATTGTCCCATTAACTTTAAATCATAGCAAAGTTTTCTAATACAATCATTATTAAATAAAGAAATCATCTTTGCATACTCCTCTGGTTTTCTATTGCTATCTGTAGCATCTAAACCTTTTCCGTAAATCATAGCAGAGATAGCATTTACAATAGCATTGTTTGTTGGACTTCCGTTGTATCTGTCAATAAGATATTTAAAGTAATTGTTATCATCGCCATACCCTATCCATTCTTTGTTTTTGTATTCAACAACTTTAGGTGTGGTGTAACTGCTTAAATTTATAACTCTTAAATCGTTCATACTATTATGTAATCGTTATCGTGTGATCCTGATGTTTCATCAAATGTAAACTGTCCATTATTTATATCATAATGATTGTTGTTTGCTTGATTGATGGTCTGATCTGTGCAGAATACTTTGTCTTTATAAACAGTTGCACTACCACTTATCAAACTCATATCATAATATCTACCCTCTTTTAATACAGGGCTAAAAGTTGCAGACAATCTTTTAAAATTGCCATTGGCAGAAGCACTTACACTTGATGAAAATACTTCTTTGTTCTTACTTGTATCTCTTAACTTCAAAGTATATGATGATGCGTATGTTCTTGGTATTACATCAATATTCTGTGCAGAACTACTCGTTGTCAAAACCTTCATACTTATATATCGAAATATTAACACGATTTTGTATAGGTGAAAAAAAAACCCCACTCGGAAATAGAATAGGGCTACTGTATATTTAAAATATTTTAAAAAAAAAGGCGAGGCGCGTTATTAGGTTAATATAAAACTTCAACAATTAGTTTATAACCTCATCGTTGTTGCCGACTTCCGAATAATTTAGATATTCTCTACATTATTCCCGTTCCAACGCATTAATGAGTTTTTGAGATATGCTTTGTGTCCTAACACTTTCTCAACCTCGCTTGGCAACGCCTTTTTGTCAATGTCGTAGTTATAAAAAATCAAATAATGAATTCTACTTTTTTAAAACTTTCCGTGTCGTTACAATTTGACCACAACCGTGTAAGCGGTGGGGGGACTCTAACCCCCATTTCGTTATCCTTCGACTCAATCGTTTTTGCAAAACCTATAATTTAAATCTCACTTAAATCAGGGTTTGTATTTACCAAGTTTTACCCTTTTATTAGTATTTTAATGATCGTTGTAATTATTATTACATAGCTAATATACGAA